TCCATCAGGTAATGGTTTATACATTTTGAATTAACTTTTTAATATCATCTTCTAACTTCTTACCAACACTATTAGCATGATTGATAATAGCAGCACATAGATTAGCTTGATATTTAAAATCCTTTAAAGCTTCTCTAATTTTACCTACAGGTTTTCCACCATAATCTATTACAATAGAGTTCTCCTTATTTAATCCAATCTTCAATTCAAACAATAATCCTGTATGTTTTGATATATTATTTTTTTCCATCAGAGACTCCATCGGTTTGTTTCTTTACAAAATCTGCACCTATACTAGGATCTAATTGATTTAGTGTAGCAAGCATATTCATTAGTTTAACAACTTCACCATATGGTCTACTCATTAAGTACTTCATAATGTCTGTAAGTTGTACAGAATTTATCAAGTATGTTCTTGGGTTTGTTTGTGTCGTCTTTTGTTTCGCATTATTAGTCATCTTTCCTCCTGTATTATTGACCTTTAAATTGATAATATTTATCCTCTATTAAATCTTCATCAGATAAATATGGATTACTTCCATTATTATCATAGATTTCTTTTAAATCTCTGATAGTTTGATTGAGAGTTCTGCCTTGTTGTAAACATCCACAGACTAAATCTTCTACTTCTATCATTGCTTGTTTAACTTGTCCCATTACTGACCTCCTTTATTAATCTATTTAAATACCAATTAGCTTTTTGTAAATCTTCCAATGGTTCTCCTTTGAACTTATATCTTGCTACATACTTTAACACATTACCTTTAAGATACCCATGATACTCATCCTCTGTCATGCAATCTCTTATGACTTCTATAGTTTCCTTTTTACCATACTTATAGTGGGCAGGAGAATGGACATTATCGTTTTCCATATTTTCTCCTAACAGCATTATACTCAACAGTTTCTAAATCATATTCACCATTGCGAACATTACGTTTAACTATAAGACCACTCCACCACATACGTTGTGTATTTCTAGCATAGCTTTCTTTATGATGCAGATAACACCCAGCAGATAACCCTATAACTTTTCTACCTGAAGGAATTGTACACATTGAATAGTCAAACAAATGACAATGTCCTACAGTTGAAGATACTTTATTCTTTAGTAAGAGAGCACGTGCAATGTTGTCCCCACTAATAGGCTTACCCATAATACCAGTAGGATAATTGTGACAATAATGTACACCATTGATAGATATAGGTTCTTGATATGGAATAACTTCCCAACCATACTCTTTAAAGTTAAGGTCTTTTGTACTAATTGTTCCATCAAGTTCTGGAGTTTCATCTACTATCCTATCTATTCTATCTTCATGATTACCAAGTAACATGACCTTTCTTGATCGCCCCCCATTGAGACCTTTGTTAAATTTTTCCAATGCGTCATGAGCATGGGCTATATCTTTTTTATATCTTCTACCTTCAAAAGATTTCTTACCTTTGTCATAGCTTGACAAAGAATCCATACTTGCAAAGTCACCCATGCATACTATGGTAGTTGGTTTTAGATCTCGTGCCATTTTACCTGCCCACAAAAATCTATCATTGCTTGCTTTGGGGTTGCAATGAGGATCCCCTATTACTAAATGTGTTGCCATTAGTTTAACTCCTTATCCCTTTTCTTTTTTAAGTATTCAATAAAATCTATAACATTATCTTCTCTATCAAATTCAGCTATAGAATTTATAGGCATACCTTTGTTGTTTTTTTTGTCGTCAGCAAATCCTCTTAACCCATACAAGAAAGTTGTATGTGGATCTGATGTCGCCATTTTAATCATCCCACGTGCTATCGTACTACACAATTCATATTGTTCAGTAGACATTTTGGCTTTACTATCCATTACTATACCACAGGTAAAGCCTTTTTCCCATGGAGTGACTAAAACTTTTATTGAGTTTAACACATCAAACTTTTTATCCTTTGTCATTTATACCAATACCTCTCATAATTTTCACTATTATATTCTATAACTTTATGTTCAAATCCTCTCTTCATACTTTTTCTACCAAAATCTTCTGCTTCCTTTTCATTATTAAATATTATATTTGTAAACATTTTATATTCTTTATCTTTTTTATTTTTAAATATTACAAAATATAACATCATTGGTACTGATGGAGAACAGACCCCTCAAAACTATCCCCCATCATTCTCTAAAGTCTTATCCTGTTTAGGATTATTCACTTCAGTATACCAAACCCATTTAGGGTTCTTACCTTGCGATTGTTGCTGTGGCAACAGTTGCAATTTGCTTCCCCAACAAGGAAGTTTGTATGGGCAATATGAACATACAAAGCCCAAAATTTTATTACCTGTTTTCTTTGTCCTAAATGTTTCTTCAATTTCTGAGTAACATCTTTTAAAAGGTTTCTTCTCAGTAATACTTTTCATATTATCTTCAGCATTCTTAATTGCTGTAGCTTTATATTCATCATCTGCTAGTGGTGCCTCACAAGTTAGCCATTCTCCTGTGGATTTATTAATTACAATCCATCCACCAAATGGTACCTTCTCACTCTCGCTATATAAATATCCTTGTGATGCATAACCAAACGCATCTTCTTTTATAACTTCTTCAAAGCCACCCGATGGTCCAAACTTCTTTTCAAAGGAATAAGGTGACGCACTCTTAACATCCCAAACTTTCTTATCAATCTTAACATCATACCTTCCTTCAAGTGTTGACCCATCAAAGTTATACCTAACACTTTTCTGTTCATCTTCTATATTTACTCCTGCTGATTTCATTACGAATATTGCTAATGCTTCAATTAAATCTCCAAATGTATTTCTCATTTTAGCATTATATGGCTGACCTTCACCTTTAATATTCTTTGCTTCCATCTGTAACTGGCACAAAGGTCTACCAATATTAGACATTCTAGGTTGAAATCCTGTTTTACGTTGTTCTGTAAACTGTTTGCGTAAGGCGTTTTTACACGCCTCACCAAACTCTTCAACAAGTTTATCAGATATTTTAACAGGTTCTTTTGAAACCTGATTTAAATACATTTGAACTTTGTTAATTATATCACTCATTAATTAGACAACACTTCAACTGGATCTTCAACTTGTTTAACTACCTTTGCTGACTCACCATCAGAAGATGTAGGTTGACCTTTCTTGGCAGCTTTATAAAGATCAACAACTTCAGCATTCTCTGTATTAATTATATCTTGAAATACAGTTAATGTTTCCATATCTTCTTTTGACATTTCTAGATTAGCATCAGCATTAACAGAAATCTCTGGTGTGTAATACACATTACCACCTTTTTTCTGTCTCTTTGAATCAATTGAAAACGTAGTAGTAAACATAAGTTTCTTACGTTTATTAACTTGATCCAATGCAGAACCTACAGGTGCAAAAGCTGTACCTGTAACTCTCCAAAGAACAGGTAGGTTAGCTACTTCATGGTCTTCACCATTAGCTTTCTTACCTTTGAAAGATAAGATACCATACAATAATCTATAACATCTTATAGTTCTTTGTTCCGCTAATTGTTCTGGTGTAAGAGATGTTCTTTCCTTGAATGGAACTTTACCACATCTAGTACCACCTAGTATATCTATCGCTTCTTCTTTCCAATTCTTGAAAATAATAGAACGATTTACATACTCTCCTTTTTCAGGATCATAATGCATATATTGCATTGCACTGATAAAAGGTCTGAAGGTAACTGGTTTGCCAAAAACATTTTGACCTACACTTGCATCATAAGTGAACAAGTGTCCCACTGGTAATTGATTACCATCGTCATCTTCAGGTGAACGATTGATCCCAAGTCGTGGGATATTTATACCACCACCAGAACCATCATCCTGCCCAATGGCTTGCATAATTTGCTCATTAGACATATTTTTTATATTTGCTATTTCATTAGACATATAGCCTCCTTATTTATATTTACTGTATATCATACTTTTGAATAGAAAGCAAGTTAATTTAATATTGCATAGAAAATACAATACCAAAAACCTAGGAAAAACGCTACTTCAATTATACCTGCGACAATTGGTCCTAACATATTCTAGTCTCCTTTTCTGTAATTTCATATGGTAAGTTTTCCATACGAGCAAACCACATTAAATAACTTTGCAGTTCTTCATCTTCGTTAATATACAACTTAGAAGGTATCCCCTCAAAGTCTTGCTTTAATGATTGAAGTTTATCATAAGCTTCTTCTTGCTCATCCTTACCCCAATCATTTAGTTCTTTATCTAGTAATGGTATATCTGACATACTATTCCTGTGTTGTATCTATTACTATATTACAAGTTGTCATACCACAAAATCTGTGATGCTGATTTTCCTGTAAGTCTTCTAGAAATTTAGATAAGTCTTTGCATTGAATACCATCATCAAATTTAAACTCTGATAGTATTTCTCCCTTCTTATCTTTTTCTTTAGGTCCATTACCATACTTGGTTCCTATTACTTTTACATGTGCTTTTTCTAAGTACATTATATCCTCCTATTTAGTTATGTTTGTACCATCTTCGTTTTTTTTCCATTCATAATCATCTGAAATCCAATCAGGATCTTCATAGTTTAAGAATCTTTTACCTGTATCTATATCTTCATCATCACGTGGAACACACTCTTCTATTTTTTTCCATTCCACAGGTTCATCACCAGACATATCATTAATATGACTACCTTTAATAGTCTCTCTAAAGGTTTCCCCATACTCATCAACATCTTCAACTTTGATGCACTCTTTGCTTTCAAGGATATCATCAGCTTCTTTTCTTGTCTTAGCAACTATTTCATATTCCATTTCAACTTCATATGTTTTTCTAACTTGCCATTTTTGATAGCCGATTTCCCCATTAGGTTTATCCTTTTTATATGTCCCATTAATTATTGGTATTTCTTTTACAAATTTAATTTGTACCATAGTTTTCCTCCTTTATATCTAACCAATTATAACCGATCTTGACTTCTACGTCAAGTGGTATGTTAAAATTAATTCCATAATACTCTTTCAATGCAGGTATCACAGAAGCCGTACCCTGTCTAAATATTTTACTCATTACAGCTTCTTCACCAGGATAAACATCAGCAATAATAGAATCATGTACTGTGTTAATAAGTAAACTTTTTACCTTTTGTTCTTTCATTAGTTCATATATTTTTATACATGCTAATGGTACAATGTCAGCAGTTGCAAAACCTTGTACAGGATAATTTTTTATTTGCGTACTATAACTTGAACCACCCCAAGGCATCCTTTCAGCATATGGAAAGGAATATTCTCTGCCTGTGGGTAGTTTTACTCGCTTATAGGTAATCGCATGAGTTTGTAATTCATCGTGCCATCTTGTTATGTCAGCATACTTTTCTGCAAATCTTTTATAATATTTTTTTTCATCTTCAGTTCCTGTTGTGCCACCATATAAAGGTTTAAAGGTATGTGCCTTTGCATCTTGCCTAGACACACCAATTATATCAGCAGTATATTGATGGACATCAATTTTATTTTTTATATCTTCCATCCCTTGTTTATCTTGTGCTAAGAATACTGCAGTTCTAAACTCTAGTTGTGCAAAATCTACTTCAAGTATTTGCCCACCTTCAAATCTAGATTGTATTACCTTACGAATAGGAAAGGTACCACCTCTAGGTTGGTTTTGAAAGTTAGGATCACGACTAGATAATCTACCTGTAGCTGTTACTGCTTGCATAAACTTAGGATGTAGTAACCCATTCTCATTTGTAAAATTTTGTAATCCTTCCACAAAAGTATTTAAGTATGTAGAGATAGCATTATGTCGTAATATAGCATCAATAAATTCTCTAAATTCTCCTTCAGCTTCTCCTGCAATTTTATTTAATGTAATTCTATCTGTTCTAAATCCAGATTCAGCTACATCATATACACTTCTAGGTCTCTGATTAAATCCTGCAAGTTTAGCTATGTTACTATAAGTAAATCCTTCGCCATCACATTCGCTACACTTAGTATATTTTTTATATGGTGTGCCATCTATTTTAATTTTTTTAATCACACCTTTACCTTGACAAGATAAACATTGGGATGCCAAAGTTTTTTGAATAGGTGCAGTACAAGTTCTAACTAATGATCTAAATTGGTTGAAAGATAACTTAGGTCTTCTTTTATTTTTACCTGTGTGTTTATCTATACCTATATTAAATATCTTTGCCCATTCTTTTTTATCAATAGGTTTCTTTGAATAAATTAACCATGATAATTGTTCTGGGCTACCTAA